TCTCTTCTGTTTTATCTTCTTTTTTCCCATCCTTTTCTTTTGTATCAGTCGGTCTGTAACGCAAGAACCAGGCATCATATTCAGGTGTCTTCTTTTTATCTTTGAACTCCTTGAATTTCTCCGCCTTCTCAGCCCTCATCTCTTCAATTGTCTCCTGGTGACCCATACAGTTGATTGAGAATCGCCGCAATACACCCTTTTGCGCCAACCGATTCTTCGCCTGTACTTCAAACAAATACTTGGACATACACAAAATACGATCCTTATCATAATAAGGTCTGTCCGCATACAAAAACGCCAAATAAAAACTCAACATAGTGTCAATGGTCGCAACTTTAACATCATACCCATCCTCTTTAACAATATTATAACTATGGCACGCTAGTGGCTCATAAATAAACGCGACCGTATCTGTACCAACCTGTATCTCATAATGTGGCGCAATAATTTCACCTACTGAAGGCCGCTTAATAATCTTTACATTTTTAATATCAATGTCATTTAATCGCTCTTTCACAATTTGTGCTGTAACCAATGGATCCTCGGACAAAACATCAAAATCAGGAATCTTCTGTAACTTTCGCTGTAAATTTTTAGGCATATATTTGGCATAAATGGAAATAGCATAACCACCAAAAAATACCACACCTTGATCTACTAAAGTTTTCTGAACATTTTCATAGATTTCATCCGCTTTTTTATCATCTGCCATTTTGCGCTGGAAATCAATGTGTGCGCATTGACTAGCTGTCAAGGGATAATGTTTATTAAGCAGTGTTAAGCGCTTCATCACTTTTTCCCAGCGAGATACATCACCAGCAGGACGCGATAGTTCTAAATACATTCCCATCCGGAGCAAATTGGGTGGAGCATACAAGATGCCAGATATTTTGATAGCCTCTTTCTTAATAGAGTTGAATAATTCCTTAGGTAACATAGTAATATCAGCAACAGGAATGAAATTTACAAATACCTTAAATGTACCGTAATGCTGACCGGATTTTGCCTCAACTTCAAAAAATCCCTCCTTCACATAAATATCAGCAAGTTCTTTCGCGTCATTGAGTGCGTTAAAACTGTAAAAATCGTAGTCTGGAATCTCAATGTCCTTGTTATAGAATTGATCTTGTTTGGGCAATATATTATTGATTGCTGTGCCTCCATAACAAATGGCTTTTTTCTTCCGTAAAAAGGCTTCAACAATGTTAATAATGCGTTTAATATCAGGTGAATTGGCTTCTTTACGTCCTTGACGTTCCTCGGCTTTATCCACTGCGGAACGAAGAATTGCTAATTCACATTCTTCAAAACTCATATTTGAATCACATATATTTTTTTTCATAATAATATTATAATATATACAGTTAAAATATTATTTTTAGAATGTCTCTAATAAAGTCTAAACATCCAATTTATAAAATGAACCCTCCACAGTTCTTGTTTCATATGAATATGATGGGTTTTGTGGTACAGGGTCATCAATCACTGTTACAATGGGTCTTAGCTTTACTGGTTTTAATGCGAAAGCGTGACCATCTTCGTTGAAAAACATATCGTTTTCTTCTACATTTGCGTCAACCGTTTGATAACGCATAGCAAGCATTTGAACACCTAATGAACGCATAACAGCTGCGCTTGGATTATTTGGATTTGCGCCTTTATTAGGTAGACCAATTGTCATTGCTCGTCTATTTTGATTAATTAAATCATCAGGTGTTTGCGTATATTCAATGTCACTGTACCTTAATAATTGCATAAATGTAGAATTACTTGTCATATTTACAAATTCATAAAATTCACCACAATCTTCTTCACAGTCATCACATAAACAAGTCGTATTACTTCTATCAACAATAATAACAATTTTGCCCATCATTTTAGAAATATTAACATCGCCAAAATTTCTTATACGTCCCTCATCGTCTTTATATTCATAACTATAATCAGGACCCATTAGACGGTTGCCAATACTCTGTAACATCTGTGAAAAATTCTTATACATTGCTTTATTTTCGCTCTTTATTCTCAAATGAAAAATAATAGGATCATTCGGGTTTGGACTATTATCAGTAAAAGCATTATTAACCACTGTATTTATTACATCACTAAACTTAATATAGTTGAATGTTTCTTTGACACAATAGTTGTCTACAGTTGACGTTGCGACAACTGGTTCATCATTGATTGAATAAATTTCAAAGTCAAGACCTCTTACACCTTGCTTCAATAGATCTTGTAACGAGCATAATGAAACATAATCATTTCTATAATTGCCGCCGCTACAACAGTTATATGCGGATTTAATATAATAGTAACACAAAGGTTGTAACTCTTCTGAACCGCTAGTAGATCCATTTGAAAAACTTAATGACGTTATTGCTGTGTTCTTTTCACCGTATACAGTGTCCATTATATTACAATTTCGCACATCTTTACCATTTATCATCTTTGTAAATATTACAATACCAATTACAGCGCCAATAATGCCTCCGGCAGCTAGTCCAGATGCGCCCATAACTGCTTGACCAACTATACTAAGCATTACTGTTATTATCAATATCATAAAAATGCCACCAACAGTACCTGTGCCATTAAAATAGAAATAATATAAGAATGCCATTATAATAGTAAAAAATGTTAGGAATGTTAACAATGTAATAGCAGTGTTTTCTTGCATTTCTAATAAATCATTAATACCTTTTTTAAGAGCGTCACCTGCTTGATTTGCTGCGTTTGATATATTTGGTTGTTGTGTTGTTGTTGTTGCCATTATCTTTATTATATTAATTGTATAAAATAATTTACAATTAATATTATATAATGCTAGTTATAATTAGTTAAAAAAATAATATGTTAGTATTATAATTACAAACAAATGCCAGGAGGACTAATGAATCTTGTATCAGTTGGACAACAAAATATAGTTTTAAACGGTAATCCTTCTAAAACGTTTTTCAAATCAACCTATGCGCACTATACTAATTTTGGTCTACAAAAGTTTCGCGTTGATTTTGAAGGTTCTAAAACATTACGTATGTCCGAGGAATCTACTTTCACATTCAAAATACCTAGATATGCTGATTTATTAATGGATTGTTATTTGTCGGTTGCGTTGCCTAGCATTTGGAGTTCAATTATGCCACCGCAACAAGATGCGAATGTACAGGAATGGGCTCCTTATGAATTCAAATGGATTGAAAATTTAGGAGCAAAAATGATTTCAAAAATCAGTATTACTTGTGGTAATTATACTCTCCAGGAATATTCCGGCGATTACTTATTGTCAGCTGTCCAGCGTGATTTTTCTACTGATAAGAAGGAATTGTTTGATGTAATGACCGGCAATACAAAGGAAATAAATGATCCGGGAAATGCTGGATCACGTGTCAACTCGTATCCAAATGCGTTCTATACAGATGCGTTGGCTGGTCCTGAACCGTCTATTCGAGGCCGCATTTTGTATATTCCCCTAAATGGTTGGTTCGGTCTCAAAAGCCAAATGGCTTTTCCTTTGACATCGCTCCAATACAATGAGTTACATATTGTTGTTACAATGAGACCAGTTAATGAGCTATTTCAAATTCGTGATGTGTTTGATTACACCTATAATTATCCTTATATAGCGCCCAATTTTAATTCATGGTATATGCAGTTTTATCGTTTCTTACAGCCCCCACCCGACATTGATTTATGTATTACTTCTTATACCGATACGAGGACATTATGGAACGCGGATGTTCATTTAAATTGTACATATGGTTTCTTATCCAATGATGAAGAGCGTCTTTTTGCGATGGAGGAGCAGAAATATTTAATAAAACAGGTTCATGAGCAAATATTTTACAATGTGACTGGACCTAACAAAGTGGAACTTGATTCACTTGGTATGGTCTCCAATTGGATGTTCTATTTTCAACGCAGTGACGCTAATTTGCGAAATGAATGGTCAAATTACAGTAATTGGCCCTACAATTATATGCCTCTAGATGTAGTCCAAGCACCCGCGTCAGGTAATTATTTAATTTACCGTTCAGATGGGTCTCAGCCTCCAATTTTGGTGCCTACCTATATAGGACCCGGAGTAAATCCGGATGGTAACTTGACTGGTCTGCTAATTACGTCAAATTATTCGCCTGAGAATGATAAGCAAATTTTGATAGGAATGGGTATTTTGTTAGATGGGTCGTATCGTGAGAATATTCAACCAGCGGGAGTTTATAACTATATTGAGAAATATACTAGGACGAGTGGTAATGCGCCTCAAGGTCTTTATTGCTACAACTTTAGTATCCACTCCAATAATTCAAATTTACAACCATCGGGAGCAATAAATATGAATCGGTTCACGCAAATAGAGTTGGAATTCACTACAGTTACACCGCCCCTGGATCCATTGGCGCAGAGTTTAACCATTTGCGACCCGGTAACAAAACAGGTTATTGGTGTTAATAAACCCACGTGGCGCATTTATGATTACAATTTTAATCTAGTGCTGTTTGAAGAAAGGATCAATATTGTACACTTTATTGGTGGCAATGTGGGTCTAATGTATGCGACCTAACAACCTTTTCTAACGTAGTAAAGAAAGGTTCTGCTGCGCTAAGAGCCAAACCATCAGATTAAATTTCATTTTCTTTAAGTTAAAAATAATATATATTATATTCGGCCTTTAAGTTAAAAATAATATAATACATTATTGTACCTTTATTGTGGGTTTGGCTCCACCTTTTTAAAAGGTGGAAGCGTTCGCTGGAGTTGGTCCGATATCATAAAATACACCTGTAATTGTCGTTGAGACAGGGTAAGCTGGAGCCGTTCTATATTGTGCCGGTGCTGCTGAATACTGATACGCTAATTCATCATCTACCATTCTCGCCTGTTGATCATATGTCTCTTGCCAAACTGGAATACCATCATAAGACCTAGGTACTTCGGCATTTGCGTCAATAACAGTAGCTTCTGAGCCCATATCTGTCGTTAACGAAGAGTATTGAGGTGTCTGATTGTATGTTAGTATGCCGGCATCATAATCGGCTTCAGGTCCATCATCAACACTTGTCGGTGGCTGTTTTAGCATTGATTGGCAACCATATTGCCAGCAATCGGAATCGGTTGAACATTGACCTTTGGTCTTGGAACATCTAGCATCCGGGCCGCAGAAATTAGAGCACGATTTGTCAGTATTAATAGGCAAGTCAATACTATGTGTATATTGGTTGTCATATGTTTTGACGTCATATATATTTTGT